ATGTTGAAACGATATGCAACAAACTGGTGCGCTCGTTCAGAGGAGAAAAAAGAATCCTTCGAAAAGTGGGTCGAAGAAAAACGAGGCTGGCACGAAACTGATTCACTTGTCACACTAACATTTGAAACTTACCAAGGGATCAGAGATGGGCACAAAGCTTGAAGTTCGCAATTATCAAATCGAAGAAGTCCGAGCCACGGAAGAAAACGGCGTTAGAAAAGTCGGTGGTTATGCGGCGATGTTCGATAAGTTGAGCGAAGATCTCGGCACATTCGTACCTCTTAGAGAGAAGATTCAGCGCGGCGCGTTCGCCGACTCCGTAGCGAACGGCGACATCCGAGCTTTCTGGAATCATAATCATGACATCGTACTAGGTAGAAATAAGAATCAAAGTTTAAGACTGCATGAGGATTCTAAGGGACTTTCTTTTGATCTTACTCTTGCAGATACGCAAGCAGGGAGAGATGCGTTCACGTTAATCCAGCGCGGCGATGTAAGTGCAATGAGTTTCGGTTTTAGAGTTAGAAAAGATTCGTGGGACAGACCAAAGGATGCAAACTCTCCCGTAATACGAACTCTCTTAGATGTTGATCTGCTAGAAGTTTCTCCCGTGGCTTTCCCAGCATACCCACAAACAGAAGTTCAGGCTCGAAGTATCGATGAAGCACTCGTTCGCGCGAAGCTTGAAGCTCTCGATGCTGCTGACCTTGCTCTCGGTAAACCGGTCGGAGAATTCAGAACCAGACTTGCTAAGGCAGCGCTTAGAGCAAAGTTCCAAATGGACACTTTATAATTTCCATATTGTGTGAATGTTAAGATCTAGATACTATCCGAATTAAACCGGGAAGGTTCGGCGTGCGTGACCGCACGGATAACCAGATCCCATTTCTACCCTCCAACCTCGCTGATGCGTGGTCACGGGAACACCCTCAAAACAAAATAACTGTTAAATTTATTCGTGTACAAAGCACAGGAGATTGAATCATGCGCGACTTAAAAGAACTCGTCGAAAAGCGCTTAAAGCTTATAGCTGATATGCGCGGTCTTATCGATTCAGCACCAGATGGTGTTATGAATGCAGATAGCGAAAAGAAATATAATGAGATGGACGCGGAGCAAGAAAGGCTCGATAGCGTTATAAACCGAGAGTCTAAGCTCAGAGATGTTGAGCAGAAACTTGAAGAGCCAGTAACTAAAAAGGTTGCTGCTCAAGCTTCTGCCGGTTCAGAAAGAGCTGCAGAAAAAGAGGTTGAGCTTCGCACTAAGCAATTCCGATCATATCTTATGTACGGCCAGGAGGCATTGTACCGAGATGAGTTTCGGGCGCTTGCTGCAGGTTCATTAACTGAGGGCGGAGCGTTTATTCCTCCCCAGCAGTTCATTGCAGACCTCATTAAGGCTGTTGATGATAGCGTTTACATGATGCAAGCCTCGACGGTTTACAAGCTCCAGGGGTCACAAACTCTTGGACAGCCTGTACTTGATGCAGACCCAGCAGATGCAGATTGGACAACGGAGCTTGCAACGGGAAGCCTTGACTCAACTATGGCCACTGGTCTTAGAGAGTTGAAACCCCTCCCTGTAGCAAAGAGAATCAAGATTTCCAGAAAGCTTATCGCGAACAGCGCGGTGCCAGTGGAGAGTCTTGTTCAACAGCGCCTCGCTTATAAGTTCGGAATTACCCTCGAAAAGGCATTCCTTACTGGTAACGGAGCAACTGCACCTCTTGGAATATTTACTGCGAGCACTTCGGGTATCCCTACGGGACGAGATGTATCGACTGGTAACACAAGCACCGAGATCACTTTTGACGGACTTATTGAGGCTCTTTACAGCCTCAAAGAGCAGTATCAGAAGACAGCAAGCTGGATGTTCCATCGTCTTGCAGTCAAGATGATCAGAAAGTTGAAAGATGGTGAGGGTCGTTACCTTTGGCAGCCAAGCGTTACTGCTGGACAGCCTAATACGATTCTTGATCGTCCTTACTTCCAGAGTGAGTATGCACCTAGCACATTTACGACTGGGCTTTACGTCGGTATCGTTGGTGATTTCAAGCAGTACCATATTGCTGAAGTTACTGGCGCACTTGAGGTACAGCGTCTTACAGAGTTGTATGCTGAGACGAATCAGATCGGTTATATCGGACGCATGGAAGCGGACGGAATGCCGGTCCTCGCTGAAGCATTTGCTCGTGTAAAGTTGGACTAATATTATTTTCTAAAGGAGAAAAACATGAGCAATAAGTTAGACATTCATTCACAATTTAGCGCTGTAAGGGCTCTTTCGCCCGTAGCGCTCAGCAACGACACTGCAATGGTAAGTCAGACAATCGACTTAGAGGGAGCCGACGGAGTTGAATTCGTTATCGCTTCAAGTACGCTTGCTGATACTAATGCGACGTTCGATGTTGCTCTTTATGCCGACACCGATTCTGCTATGGGGACTGAAGCCGAGGTTACCTCTGCTGATGAACTTTACGGAACGGTAACTGACTGGACTTTCGCCGATGACAACACCGTGCGTCAGTTCGGTTACAGAGGCGCTAAGAGATATTGCCGCGTAAAAATTACCCCTTCAGGTAACTCTGGAACGGGCGAATTCTGCGTGGTAGCTATCAAGCACCTCAAAAAGGTAGGATCTACCTTGTAGTAAAAATGCTCGGCCACGTACTTGTTCGCGTGGCCGAGCACTCAGTTTATTGAACATGCTTTAACCATATGACGAGGAGAACGATATGGGCTTTTCATGTAAAGTACACAAAGAAAAAGGCGGAAACGAGCTACACGTTGAGAGTGGCGGAATCTTAGATATTAAAACCGGAGCTGTGATTGCAGCTAATGGCGTTCAGGCATCCGCAATCACCGACGCTTCAGTCGCGCACGCTCTAAATTCAACCTTCTCAGATACCGAAGCAGAGACAGCGCTTAATGCTCTAGGAACGAAAATAAATTCGATTCTTGCGGCCTTAAAAGGCGCTGGCATTATTGCTCTATCTTAATAATGGGAGCTGATCAATGTATACCGAACGACACGAAGTCCTTGTGACAACGGCCTCAGACGGATCAGCCACGGCGTATACTCCAGTTCTCAGCGGTAAAATTTACGGTATCCATTACGTGAAAAATAATTTCACGAATGGCGTAGATTTTACAATTACGCTTGAAAAAACTGGGGAAACTTTGTGGACTCAGAACGATGTAAACGCGAGCGTGAGTAAATACCCAGCAGCTCAAGTAAATAAAACCGACGGCGTCGCAGCAGTAAGCGGAACCGATCCGGTTTTAGATCGAATCATTGCGGCGAGAGATCGAGTAAAGATTCAAGTCGCCTCTGGTGGTTCTGTAACTAACGGGACGTTTCATATCTTAGTTGGATAAGCGAATGAGGTGATCGTGGCTACTGTTTGCACTTTGCGTGTACTTAAAGCATTCACAAAGCCAGACGGTACCACGGTTGCCGAAGGCTCAATTATAAAAGTGCCCTGCGACCAGATTGAAGAACTCCTAGAGTCTAACACGGTCGCATTAATTCGAGTAACAAGCACCGGAGATGAGCAGTCATGACAAGAAGATCCACTATTGTGTCGACCGCTCCCGTTGCTCACGTTCTTACCCTTGCTGAGGTAAAGCAACATTTAAGAGTGGATGATGTAACAGCGGGCTCCAAAGCCTCGATCACAAAAGGCACAGGAAGCTCTCAATTAAAACTCACAGCAAAGATTGACGGAACCTTTGCAAATTCTTGGACTCTCACAATTGTGGCAGCAGGAAATAACACCTCACTCAGCGTAAGCTATTCGGCAGGGGCTTTTATTGTTAACGTTGCAACGGACGGTTCTGCAGCATCTATAAGCACTGTAAATGATGTCATTGCCGCAATGCTTAACGACGCTACCATTGCACAGAAAGTTTCTGTTACCTCTGGAACTGGGTCAGGAACAGGAGTTTTGGCCTCGGCAACTATCGCCTCTTTCGCTGGTGGCGTTGATGGGGTTAGCCCACACGATGATGATATTAACGCGATCATGCTTGCAGTTGAGGGACAAACTCAAACGATTCTAAGAAAGTCCTTGATGCCACAGACCCGACAATTGAGACTTGATTGCTTCCCTGTCTCGGGATTAGTCGAATTAGAATTTGGTCCCATTCAATCTGTCACCTTTGTTAAATATTTAGACCCGGACGGCACCGAGCAAACATTTTCTTCTACAAATTATGTTGTCGATGCAAACAGCACACCCCCAGTAATAGAATTAAAACCTACGGCATCGTGGCCGAGCATTCAATCAGAAAAACGGAACTCAGTGAGCATCGAATACGTTGCAGGCTATGTTGATGCGGACGAGATTCCCCCGGAAATAAAGGCAGCGATGAAGCTTTTTATCGGGCATTTATTCACCAATAGAGAGTCCGTCCAGGTCGGTCCTGGTATTACGACCTTAGTGATTCCACAAGCAGCCGAGTGGTTATTATGGCCTTACCGTGATTATCGTTTATAAGGATTCTAAGTGGCTTACGGTATACCTCAAGCTCGCGCAGGACTTAGGGATCGACAGATAGGTATCCTTAAGAGATCTATTACTTACAATGATATGGGGGAAGCTGTAGAAAGCTGGGCTCCCACTTTTAACGCTTGGGCGCAGGTTCAATACAAAGACACCCTAGAAACTATTGACGCGGGAAGTAAGAGAGCCGGGAAAATGGTGTGCTTCCGCGTAGTATATCGAACCGACATAGATGAAACGGACAGAGTGCGGTTCGATGATAAAGATTTTCAAATTACTGGCCTTACAGAATTAGGTCGTCGCGAGCTCTTAGAAATTGAAACCTATCGCATGGAGGGTCAATCAGAATGAGCGTAACATTTGAAATTAAGGGCCTTGAGAAATTTAGAAAAGGTCTTCAAGATTTACCGGCAAAAGTTGCAAAGCTTGCAATGATGAAAGCGGTTAAATACGCGGCTTTTATCTTGGAAGAAGAGGCAAAGCAACGTGCTCCAGTAGATTCTGGTGCTCTGCGGGACAGCATTGTTTCAAAAGGTAAAACCATAAGCCCCTGGGAAGTTTCCTATAAAGTCCAGACCATGAACGTGGGCACTAATAAGCAATCTGCCTGGTATGCACCATTAGTGGAATACGGTCATACTTATGTGATAAAGCGCGGTAAAAAAGTGGTCGCTCATGGGCGCGTGCCTCCAAGACCTTTTTTCAGACCTGCGTTTGATGCTCAAAAAGAGAACATGCAAGAGGTAATGGTAAAAGAGGTAAGCGAAGCGGCCTCTAAATACTGGGGGAAATTAAGTGCCAGAAGTTGAAAAAGCCTTAGTTAATATTTTAAAAGCTGACGTGGACGTTGCTGCGCTTGTGGTTACGCGGGTATTTTTTGCGGACGCTCCTCAAACTCCCCCCGTTCCTTTTATCCTCATGACGCGAATCGGGACTCAGTATGTCCATAGTCTGAACAGTAATGCAGGATTATGTAATGCAAGAATTCAATTAGACTGCTACGCTAAGACGCAGAAAGAAGCCCGATCAGTTGGGCAAGCTGTAAAAAATGCAATTGACACATTTCGTGGGACTAATAGCGACGTAACTATTCAAGCTGTATTACTACTCGACAGTATGGATGGTTACGACGAGTCTCCCGAACTGCGGCGCGTGACGCAGGATTATCACGTTTGGTATAATGAGTAGATTGGAGAAATAATTATATGGCAGCAACTCAAGGAACATCGGGATTCGGAACACTTCTTAAAAGAGGCGACGGCGGCGTAGGTGCTGGTGTTGCTGCTAGTGTTACAAAAGGAAGCACCAACAGCCAGATCATAATCGGCTGGGGAACTGCTGGAACTATCGGTAACGGTAAAACCGTTGTCGCAGTTGCAAGCGGGAACAATACGCCCCTCAGTGTAACTGTTTCGACCACTGCAATTTCAATCACACTAGAGACTGATGGTAGCGCAGCAAGCGTCTCCACTGTTAACGACGTAATTGCAAAGCTTTACGCAAACTCAACATTTGCGGAAAATTATTTTGCAAACGACGGCGTGGGAGATGGAACGGGCGTTCTTGCCGCATTCACTTCTTCCCCTCTTGCGAGCGGAACTGAGGGCACTGAAGTCTTCACCACGATCGCTGAGATAACCAATATCAGCGGACCTGGAATCAAGATGGATCTCATCGATGCCACACACATGGAATCGCCTGATTCATTCCGTGAGTACATCCCAAGCCTCCTTGATGGTACTGAGATCAGCTTTGATCTTAACTACCTTCCTGGCGACGCGAACCAGGGTGGTCTCAGAGACGATCAGCTTGCACGAGCGATCCGAAATTATCAGATCGTTTGGACTGATGAAGATGGATCGACCGATTCGTTCGCTGGTTATGTAACGGACTTTACTCCTTCAGCTAAGATTGATGATAAGCTCTCCGCAAGTGCTACCATCAAAATAACTGGGCCGATTTCTAGACTTTAATATTTAATATAGGTGAAGAGAGGCACCTAAATTATGAGTAATGCTTTTATTGCGTCTCCGACAATGGAGGTGCAGCTTGACCGAATTCGAAACTTTTGTCTTGATTTAAACGCTTTCTGCGAGCTTGAGAAAAGGCTCGGCAGAAGCTTGTTTAAGGCGATCAAATGGGACGACATGGGGTTCAACGATATGCGCTTGCTCTTATGGGCTGGGCTCTTATCGGATGACCCCGATCTTACCTTTGAAGCTTTCTGCAAGATGATGTCTGTTCCTCAACTCATGAAGCTTATGCCGTTGGTTCATGAAATGCTTGGACGAAGTATGCCCCAAGCAGAACCCACACAGGGGGCGGAAGAAAAAAAGGACCAGACACCATAGAGCTAGAGACCGCAGAGCTGGATTGGCTCCAGATGTGGTCTATAGGTGTATATGATTATGGGCTGAGTAACGAGAATTTTTGGAAGCTTACCCCGTCTCAATATCACGCTCTTGGTAAGAGATTCGATGCCGGTCGAAAGGCTGCTGATCTTGGGTTCGGTATTGTGGCGAGCGTAATTGCTAACACAAACCGAAACCCAGACAAGCAGAAGAAGCCTTTTTCACCGGAGGACTTCATGCCGAAATATGAGATCCAGAAAAAGCCAAATCCAAAGGCGCTCCGCGCTTATTGGGATACCTTTGTCGTCCCTCACAATGCTACTATAGAGAGACTGAAGAAGGAGAAACATGGCCGGTAAAGAAGTCGCCACAATGTTTTTTGAAATTCGCGCAAACTTCGCGAAATTTCAGGTGCAGATGGGCCAGCTCGACAAGAGCTTTCAAGCCATTGGCAAAACTGCAGCAAGAACCGGGAAGCTTTTCAGCGCTACAGTAACAGCGCCACTTACCGCAATAGGTGGTGCTGCAATCGTTGCAGCCAAGTCCATAGACGACGCATTCGACACTATACGCGCGAGCACGGGCGCGACCGGCAATGAACTTGCTAAGCTGCAAGGCTCGTTCGAATCAGTATTCGGCAATACCACACAAGGAGCTACAGAGGTCGCTTCCGCAGTTGCAAAGCTTAGCACCGGCCTCGGGCTTTCCGGTCAACCACTTGAAGAGCTAACCACTCAAGTAAGTAAGCTCGCGACGGTTACGAATTCAGATTTAGGCAGCGCGGTGAAAGGCACCACTGCGGTCATGAATTCGTGGAAGGTTAGCAGCGAAAACCAGAGCGCGACTCTTGATTACCTTTTTAAGGTGAGTCAGAAAACCGGAGTAAGCTTTGAAGATCTCAGCGGCGCAATTTCTACAAATCAACCAACCTTCAAAGCACTAGGTCTTAACCTAAAAGAAAGCGCAGCGCTCTTGGGGCAGCTTGGTAAAGCGGGCGCGAGCTCTGGTGATGCAATAAAAGCACTAAGTTTTGCCGTCTCTAAGTTCGCGAAGGCTGGCGTCAAGGATATGGCTGGCGCATTCAAGACAGCCTTCGAAGGTATTAAAAACATTCCAAGCGATACCGAAGCGGCTGGCGCTGCAATGCAAATCTTCGGGAATAAAGCCGGTCCTAAATTCGCCTCTCTTATTCGTAGCGGCAAATTGTCTCTCGAAGAATTTGTCGCAGCAGTAGAAAAATCTCCCGAGTCTATTTCAAAGGCTGCAAAAGATACTGAAGGGTTCGGCGAGAAATTCGCGCAGTTTCGTAACCAGTTAAGCCTCGCGCTCGCACCTATTGGCCTCTCTCTTCTGGACGGCCTGGTCGTTGCTTTAGACGCATTGAAGCCTCTTCTCCAACAAGTAGGTGCGCTCTTTAAATTTCTCGGCCCAAACATTACTGCAGGAGTGGCAGCATTCGGCGCAATCTTAGCTTCAGTCGGTCCCGTAATTTATGCCTTTAGTTTTATGTTCGGATGGGTTGCAAAGCTCGTCGCAATCGGGCCACTTCTTACAGGAACGATCTCGGCACTAGGCGGCGCACTTGCCCTATTAATTTCTCCGATTGGTCTCGTAGCTGCTGCGCTCGCTGCAATGTTTATCGTTTGGTATAAGTGGGATGTAATCGGCCCGATGGTAGATGAGCAAATACAGCTCACTATCGATGCATTCAACAATCTCGTCGCAATGCTTGGAACTTTTAGCACCAGCGCGATGGCCTCTATTAATGCCTGGATCGACGATACAGTTCAAAGATTTCTATACCTAAAAGATACTGTCCTTCAATATGTTGCTGACCTAGTAAACGGGATTACTCAAACATTTACTGGGGGCTTTGAAAGCGCAAAAGCTTCTGTTACCGGATTCACCGATGATGTCACAGCAACGTTCCAGGGCATGTATGACACCCTGATTGGTCACTCCATTGTTCCAGACATGGTAAGCGGGATCTCGCAAGAGATGCAGACCATGGGCACGAACATGATCACCTCCGCAAAAAGCGGAACCGAAGGAGTCTCTCAGAGTTTTACGAACTTACTTAGTCAATTAAAAACCAGCAGCAAAGACGGAGCAGCGGAGGGCAAAAAGCTCGCAGAGAGTTGGAAGCAAACAGGCATAGACCTTAAGAGCGTAATGTCTGATGTAACAAAAAGCATCGACCCAATGCGGCAGCAGATTACCGGGTTATTGAAAGCTGGTGATTTCGCTGGGCTCGATAAAATGGCTGAAGGATTTCGCGGTAATAAAACTGCGCTCGATCAATTTCGCTCCTCTCTCAAAGACGGGAAGGGCGATTATGACGAATGGATTCGAAACTCAGATCAATTAAATACTAGACTAAAAGAGACTCAAGCCGACTTATATGAACTTTCTACCGGCAAAAAATACATAGACCCACTGACTCAAAGTGTCGTGGAGTTAATGCAAGCCGGGGACATGAACGGGCTAAAAGCTCTCGGCGAATCGATGCAGGATACAGCAGAGGACTCAAGAAATTTTGAGCAATCGCTAAGCAGTGCAACTAGTCAAATGCGAGATATGAAAGCCCAGGGCGCAGAGCTCGCAGGTTCAATGTCTTCTGGTCTTTCCGACATGATGAAAAGCTTCGGCCTTGATGGCGGGATTTCCGATATAGTCGGAGGCATATTTGGCGGTGCTGCAACGGGCGAAGGTAAAGGCGGTGCTGGTGAGATCGGTAATCTTCTCAATGATGCAATAGGCAGTCTTTTCGGCGGAAGCTCTGGCGGAAGCGGAGGAGGCGGCGGCGGGATCATGGATAGTATCATGAGCTCGTTCGGCTTCGGAGATTCCACGAGCGGCGCTGGCGAGCTTACTAAAAGCATGGGGGAGTTAGGCTCAACCTTTGAGGGCCTTGGTAGCTATGCAAGCATTCTGACTGATTCCTTGGAGTCTCTCGGGAAGATAGGGAAAAGCTCACGTGGTACTGCAGAAGGGTTGTCGCAAGGTGCTGGTGCAACTATCGGAGCGATTTTTGGCGGTTCTGAAGGTGCAAAGATTGGGTCTGAAATTGGAAAGGTAGTCGGCAAAGTTATAGGCGGAACTTTCGGTGGAACCAATAAAGAAACCTTAGCTAGAAAATCTATTGAGAATTATTTAGAAGATGCGTTCAAAGGAAAAGCCACCAGCTTCTATGATGCTCAAGGCAAGATGCAGAAGTTTGACGGTAACTTCAAGTTCGGTGATGTTACCCGTTTTGATAAACCAGGGTGGGCAGACCAAGCAAAGGATAAATACGGCGCTGGTAATACACAAACCTTCGATACTCTTGGGAAGGGATTAACTAACCTATTAGGAGTTACCGAAGACGTGGGTGGGCAGATCGGGGCAATCCTACAAGAGAACTTAGTGGGGAACCTCGATAACGCCAGAATGATGATAAAAGAACTGGGGATTTCTCAAGAGGATATGGTCGCCTCTTT